CAACGATTAACACAACGGCTTCTCCCGGTACAATCATCACTTGCGAGCTGACTGGTCGTGAGGTGTTTTGGGCGGATCAACTTCGGGCCACAACGACAACTCCGACCGTTGCGGTTAGGGCAAACCGGCTCGAAAACATCCCAGACGACAATCTCAACCTTTACCTGTTTGTCTGGTCGTTCAACGGCACAACCGCGCCAGCCTCATCGACGACGTGGACGATGTCGTTCTGTTCGATTGAGAAGTTCGCCAACATGCCCGTCTACATACAGGGCAACCGAGCGCAGGGAGCAATGAATGCGGCTCCGGTGACAGTATTTGGAACAGCAACTGTTTCAGGCACTGTTACTAGCAACATTGGCACAGGAACGCTTACTGCCGCCAACCTTAACTTTCCAGGCATCATTGCGGACTTGTCATCGTCTGCACTAACTAGCACGACCACAACCAGTGCATTCACCCCGACGTTCGGCACTTGCTACTCGGTCAACATAGTTGTCACGTCAGTCAGCGGAAGTTTTGCAACAATGGACGTTGCTATTGAAGAGTCCGACGATTCCGGAACCAACTGGTTCAAGGTGTACGATTTCCCGCGCATCACGTTAGGCGGAGCGTATCGTTCGCCAATCATGCGACTGACCGGCAACCGTGTGCGCTATGTCCAAACCGTGGGTGGAACAAGTCCTTCATTCACCCGCTCGATCAACCGACTCCAGTCCAGCACTAACAACGAAGCCGTCCGACAGTTGATTAATCGGACCATTGTCCTGACGACGCTTAACAGCACGACGCCGAGTCTTGACACCCGTGATTGCGGAAACCGCGCTCAGTTGGTTGTCAACGTCGGCGCAATCACAACAACTGCACCGGCCATTCAATTGGAAGGCAGCGACGACAACGGTGATTCATGGTACAGCATCGGTGCGCCTCTGACTGCTGTGGCTAGTTCAACCGTTCAACAGACTGTTGTAGACATCAACGCTGCTTTGATGCGCGCTAGGATCAGTACGGCTGGTGTGGGTGTGACGGCTGGCTATGTGATGATTAAGGCGCACGACTAATAAAAATGCTCCTAACGCTCCTTTCAAATCAGGGGACGGTTGTCAGCAAGCTCTGGATTAAAGTTTCTGGAGTTTGGAGGCAGACTGTCGTCTGGATAAAGGTGTCGGGAGTATGGAAGCAGTCCACGCCAAAGATTAAAATTGCAGGAACGTGGAGATAAGAGGAGGCTGATTTCAAGATGAGCTGCACAAACCCTGTCATCGTGAATATCCCAGGACCGCGCGGCGCGGCTGGTACAAACGGCACGAACGGGACAAACGGCGTAAATTCGTTCTCCACAACGACCGCCGCATTTTTTGTCCCAGCTCTTGGGTCGAGCGTTGTTGTTCCGGTTTCAAACGCGTCGTTTCTTCCTGAATCCGTTGCTGGTCAGTTTTTTGTTTCGGTTCAAGGATGCGGATACCTGCAAGTTACCGATGTCACGGGATTAAACGTGACGTTGCGAAATCCTGCTGCTGGAGTCTTGAGCATCCCGAATGCTATCCCGACCACGCTCATTCCGTCTGGCTCTCTCGTCACGCTTGCTGGAGCGGTTGGTCCTCAAGGTCCGGCAGGCGCTGCTGGCGGCGCGTCGTCGGCTGGAACTTATATCGTCCGTACTCCTGACGCCTCGATTCCGAGTGCCACGGCTCTTAATTCCCTATCTGCTGGTTATCTTAAAACTCAAGGATCTGGTGGATTTGGTGCTGTTTCGACTGTTGCTTCTGTTCCTGTAGCGGAAATCAGTGGGGTTCTTCCGATTGCAAAGGGTGGAACAAATTTGTCCTCTACCCCAACCAATGGCCAACTTCTCATTGGCAACGGTTCTGGATACACACTAGCAAGTCTGACCGCTGGTTCGAACGTCACGATTACTCCTGGCGCTGGAACGATTACCATCGCTGCCACGGGAGCTGCGGCGGCGTTCGTTTATGAAACTTTTACGCGGAGGGTAAGCGGAACTGTGGGTGCTGGTGCGCCGCAAATCGGCCCGAGTTTAACTAAGAATCCGTTTAGTTTGACAGAATTTCCGTCTGGATCTTGGACTGGAATTGATACCGCATCACGATTTACTGCGGCTACAGGTCGGTTTACGGCAGCTCTTGCAAGTTATTACCGAATAGATGTTGCCTTAATGTTAAGTGCAGATACGGGAACATCATCTACGGTTTCTTTTAAGATTAGAAAAAATGGAACGACCGATATTGGACCTGCAAATATTCAGTCAACAAACTCGACGGGTTTAGTTGGACCATTTTTTATTCAGTACATAGATCAGGCATCGATTGGTGATTACTATGAGGTTTTAGTTACGACTAGTTCTCTAAATACATATTACATTCGAGAGGGAGCTTCATTCTCAATCCAACGGATTCAGGCTTAAGCCATGAGCGAACGCGCACCACGGAGGTACACGGACGGATCTGTCACCTTTGAAGGTGGCATTGATGCCGGTGTCATGCCGTCTGAGGTGGACAAGAATCAGGTGGCGTTTGCGGTGAACGCCAGCTTCCGGCAGAGTTTCATTTCTCCTCGCCCCGGTTTCGTTCAGAAGGATTACAATCTCTGCACGACGATTACAGCGGACAATGCTGAGGTTACGGCGGATCAAACCAACGTGACGGCTGATGGATGGTCGGAGAATTGTTATGGCTCTCAAAGTCTGACAGGCACATTCCAGTGCGCGCTTCCGTACATCGGAGACAACGGTCAGACGTTCATTCTGATGCTGATCAGTGGTAAAGTGTGGCTTTACGACTGCCTTCAAAATAACGCCCAGAATTTGACGGTTTCTCCGAATCTTGAGAATCCTTCCAACCTGCTTGATGGATGGATGGTTCAAGCGGAGAACTTTGTCGTCATTCAAGATGGATTCAGCAGGCCATTGATTTTCAACGGAACAAATCTGCGCCGCGCAACCGACGACGAAATAAAGACCGGGAAGATGATGGCCTACGTCAATGGCCGCATCTGGTACGCGCTTCCTGATGGGTTTTCATTTCGAGCGACTGACATCGTTTATGGGGATGGAACGCGAGCGAGTGTTCTCAAGGAAACCGAGAACACCTTCCTTAATGAGGGCGGAGACTTCGCGGTTCCGTCGGATTCAGGGGGCATCACGGCAATGGCCGTCCCTGGCAATCCAGACACGTCGCTTGGGCAAGGACCGCTTCTTATCTTCACCCCGAGATACGTCTTCAGTGTCCAAGCTCCCGTAGATCGTGACACTTGGAAGAATCTGAACTACCCGATTCAAGCCATCAGCTTGCTGACAAGCGGTGCGCTTGGTTCTCGGTCGGCCATCACCGTCAATGGCGATGTGTTCTACCGTTCTGTCGATGGAATCCGATCATTCATCATCGCTCGTCGCTCATTTAGTGACTGGGGAAATACCCCAATCAGCGGCGAGATGATGCCCATTGTTGAAAACGACCAGACGAATTTGCTGTGGGCCAGCTCTGCGGTCGTGTTCGATAATCGATTGCTGATGACAAGTCAGCCTCGGTACAACGCTCAGGGCGTCATTCACAAAGCGTTGGCGGTTCTTGATTTTGATCTGATTACGTCGATGCGGCAAAAGTTTCCGCCTGCTTGGTCTGGAATCTGGACCGGATTGGATGTGTTGCAGATTCTGAAGACTGAGAACGCTTACGGAGACGCTTGTTTCGCAATCGCTCGCGGATCGGATGGTTCAATTCAGATTTGGGAAATCACCAAGTCCAACAAGTTCGATTCAAACCTGTCCGATCCTAAAAAGGAAATTGAGTGGCAGGTGCAGACTCGCGCTTACAATTTCGAACTTCCGTTTGGATTGAAGAAGCTCGATTCGGGCGACATTTTCATCGACTCGCTAAGCGGTTCGGCGGCGTTCTATGTCCAATATCGTCCCGACCAATATCCCGGCTGGATTGAATGGGCTGACTGGACTGAGTGCGCAATTGTCGATCAGTGTCTGACTGGGCTGTGTCCTCTGACAAACTTTCAGCCGCAATACCGTCCGAAGATGCGGCTTCCAACCCCTGGCGACATCGCGTGTAACGAGTCCATCAGTACACCGGCTCGAAACTTGTACGAGGTTCAGCTTAGCATTGCCGTTTCGGGCTATTGCAGAATCAAGAGCATCCGCGTTCACGCTTACGACGTTCAGGAATCTCCTGTTGGAGAATGTCGGACATATCAGGGATGCAAAGTTCTTGGAGGCTGCGACATAGATCCTTTCACCTACACATCGGAATAGCATGCCAAACTTAACCCTCATCACGCTTACCGCTCCAAACCTTCCGTTGACGTACTGCCCGTCCAACTACCAGCAGTTGGCCAACGACATCATCAGCGGCACTCAGGCGACGTTCAACAGCGCGATTGGAAACTCGTTTTTCAACTTTGGTTCTACGACTCCTGCGCTGAACAATCAGGTTTATCCGTGGTTGGATGAGAATGGGGATTGGTGGGTGTTCAACGGCGGATATTGGGCGCGCCAAAATCCGGTTGCGGCTGGAAGTTCTGAGCGTCGTATTTTTGTTGGAACAAGCACTGATGTGCTGTCGTACGATGGCGGAGATGGAACTGTTTACTCTGGCAATCCTTACGCCGGTTCGATGTGGCAACTTGACAACGCGTTTGACGCTCGATTTCCGGTCGGTGTTGGGGCTTTTGCCGCAAGCGGCGCTGTTTCTGTTCAAGGAACTACCACCACAACTTCTGTTGTCGGCGAGGACAAGCACACGCTGACAGTTCCTGAGATGCCTGCCCACGCTCACAACTTCTTCCCGCTTGTAACTGCGGATGCAAATAACGGCGGAGCAAATGGTGTTCAGTATGGAACTACAGCGAATGTAGCCACCTCATCCACTGGAGGTGATGCGGCCCATAACAACCTGCCGCCGTTTTACGGTGTTTACTTTATCAAGCGAACTGGCCGAGTCTATTACACCAAATGAAGCTAATCGTTCAGGACATTCGCTCCACAATCGCCCGTGTCATCGGAGTATGTGTCGATGATGCGCGCGTTTATGATTACATCAATCAAGCGTGTCGAAGGCTTCTACACAAGGGTCTGTGGGCTGGATCGTACGGTCGATTCACGGTTACGACCGTTGATGGGTGTATTACTTGGCCGCGAGCGATTGAAACCATTGAGGCTGTCGCCGACTGCTGCGGAACCGGATCGGTAAGAAACCAATGGTATGAATTTCAAGAAACTGGATTTGGACTTCTTGGAAAATGCAACCCGTGCGCCGGAAACCAGCTTGTTGATCGTGGCACTGTTGTTTCTTACCGTGATTTGTCTGGCGGCAATAACAGCTACATTCGAGTTTACCCTGGCGACGCTTCAGATGTCGGCAAAACAATCACGCTCCAAGGATACGACGCGAACGGTCAATGGATTCGCACTCAATCCGGTGGAACATGGATTGACGGCGAAAAGCTGACGCTTGCTCTCCCTTACGTTCAGTCTTCCAAGAAATTTACCGCACTGACTGGCGTCATCAGGGAGGCAACAAATACCGCATCGCGGCTTTACGAGTACAATCAGGCAGTTTTTGCCGAGATTGATCTGGCAGTTTACGACCCTGATGAAACTTTGCCGCAGTATCGTCGTAGCCTGTGGACTGGTCGAAACAGCGATTGCTGCACTCAGACCGTCACGGTTATTGGCAAGATGCGCCATATCAACGCGACGAGCGTCAATGACTACCTTATTCCTCCGTGCGCTGATGCCATCAAGCTGATGGTCATGGCGATTCGAAAGGAAGAGAACGATTTGATTCAGGAAGCAGTGGCCTACGAAGCCAAAGCGGTTCAAGCTGTGCAGGAGCAGACGATGCAGTATCTGGGCGACGCTGTCGCAACGATACGCATGGTCGGTGTAGGATTGAATGGCGGTGGATTCTCGCA